ATGAAAGACTTAGATGAAGATAAGTCAGCACCTAAAAATGTCACTAATGCCATGTTTGTAGGCAGCACTTCTGATCTACAGAAGATGTTGAAACAAATGGGGCAGTCTAAATAAACACATGGAAAACGTAAAAGAAGTAGCTCCAGTAGTCGCTGGTATAGCAAAAGGTGCTGCAGTTGCTGGAAAAGCAACAGCAAAAGTAGCAGCAGCAGGTGGTAAAGCAGCAGCTAAAGGTGGTAAAGTAGCAGCAAAGGCAACTAAACCAGTATCAAAGAGTCTTAGATTCAAACGTCCTAATATAAGAAGTTATAAGGATCCTAAGACTGGTAAGGTCGATATGGATAGGTATCGCTCTGATCAGACAAAGTACAAACAGATACAACAAGATAAAAAGAACAGACCTGACATGTCAAATGTCAAACCTGACGGTGTTGACACTAAGAGAACTGAAAGAGGTGAAAGAAAACTCAAGGCAATAGATAAAGTTACTGATAAAAAGAAAGAGGGTATAAAACAAGGTTTACAAGTCACAAATGCTGTGGGACAAAATGTAGCCACAATAGCAGGGAAAGTTGTAAAGAAAACTGCAAAAGCTATAGGTTCAGGTAGTAGTGCATTTGGCACATCATCATTCAGCAAAGAATCTAAAATTACATTCAAGGACTATCTAAACAAATTATGATTTTATGAGTGACATTTATCTTGGTAATCCGAATCTAAAGAAAGCAAATACACAACAAGAATTCACTGAGGAACATGTAAAAGAATTTCTCAAGTGTAAAGCAGACCCAGTATACTTCACTGAGAAGCATATAAAAATTGTGAACGTTGATGAGGGTCTCGTTAGTTTTAACATGTACAAGTTTCAAAAGAAACTGCTAAAAAATTTTCATAAGAATAGGTTTAATATATGTAAGATGCCTCGACAGACTGGTAAGTCTACAACGGTGGTATCATATCTTCTCCATTACGCTATCTTCAACGATAATGTCAACATCGGAATTCTCGCTAATAAAGCAGCGACTGCTAGAGATCTGCTCGGACGACTACAACTGGCGTACGAAAACCTGCCGAGGTGGATGCAGCAAGGAATCGTTGCATGGAATAAGGGTTCTATGGAACTCGAAAACGGATCAAAAATAATAGCAGCATCTACCTCTGCATCAGCAGTTCGAGGTATGTCATTCAACATCATCTTCCTTGATGAGTTTGCATTCGTGCAGAACCATCTTGCAGATGATTTCTTTGCGTCTGTGTATCCTACTATATCTTCTGGTAAATCTACGAAGGTTATAATAGTATCCACTCCACATGGTATGAATCACTTCTATCGTATGTGGCATGACGCTGAACGTGGACAGAATGAGTATGTTGCAACTGAGGTGCACTGGTCTGAGGTGCCAGGTAGAAATGCTAAGTGGAAAGAACAGACTATAAAGAATACGAGTAAGCAACAGTTTGCTATTGAGTTTGAGTGTGAGTTCTTAGGATCTGTAGACACATTGATAGCAGCATCAAAACTCAAGTCACTGGTGTATGAACAACCTATAGAACAGAACGGTAAACTCTCTGTATACGAGAGACCGTTTGAGAAAAGAGATTATATTGTAACAGTGGACGTAGCAAGAGGTGTATCAAAGGACTATAGTGCTTTCATAGTTGCTGACATCACAGAGTTCCCATACAAGATAGTCGCTACGTATAGAGACAACGAGGTCAAACCCATGTTGTTCCCATCTATCATACATGATGTGGCTACAGCGTATAATAATGCATACGTGTTGTGCGAGGTAAATGATATCGGTGATCAGGTGGCATCTATACTATTCTATGACCTTGAGTACGAGAACTTACTCATGGTTGCTATGCGTGGTAGAGCAGGTCAGATAGTAGGGTCAGGATTCTCTGGTGTCAAGACACAACTAGGTGTCAAGATGAGTACAACCACAAAGAAGGTAGGTTGCTCTAACCTGAAGACACTGATAGAAGAGGACAAACTTATATTCTGTGATTATAATATCATATCTGAATTGACAACCTTCATACAAAAGAAACAATCATTTGAGGCAGAGGAGGGATGTAATGATGACCTTGCCATGTGTCTTGTCATATTCTCATGGTTGGTAGCACAGGACTATTTCAAGGAGATGACAGATCAGGATGTAAGAAAACGAATATATGAAGAGCAGAAGAACGCCATAGAACAAGACATGGCACCATTTGGTTTTGTGCTTGATGGACTTGAGGATGACGAGGTTGTGGATGGCGAAGGTGACAGGTGGAAGAAAGCAGATGAGTACGGTGATAGGTCATTTATGTGGGAATATCATGTATGATCGAACCTAAGTGTCTCGATAAGTGGGGATTCTTAGGTTGGAGTGCCACAGGATACTTACTGCCTTGTTGTTGGATGGATCATGAGAACATGGATCTGATACCTGAACTCGTGCAAGAAAAATTCAAGGTAGAGAATGTAAACAAGATAAGTGATATAATATTATCAGATGAATGGCAGTCTTTTTTTGATACTATCAAAAATGATCAAGAAAATGCTCCTCATGTTTGTCATCATTATTGTGGATCATGTACGGAATCAACTTAGATCTATCAAACAGATGTGCTAATAGATGTCCTGGTTGTGCAAGAGATAAATTCAAACATGTTCCTGGTTCTGATCTAACAGAGTCAGACATGGAGAAGATATCTAATTTTTTCAAAGCGATTACATTTTGTGGTCAGGTATCTGATCCAATACTACATCCAAAGTTTCATGATCTTCTTCACATATGTTTGAAAAAGAATAGAAAAGTTGTAGTTCATACTGCTGTGGCAGCAAGACCAAAGATGTGGTGGACAAAATCTTTCATAATGTCAAGAGGTAAAAATATTGAGTGGGTGTTTGCAATAGATGGTCTACCACAGGACAGTCATAAGTATAGAGTAAATCAAGACGGAGAGAAATTATTTGACATCATGTTGAAGTGTGCCTCTTTTGGTGTGCCAACTACATGGCAGTACATAGTTTTCAATTATAATCAGAAAGATGTTGAACACTGTAAACGTATAGCAAAGGATCACAATATAAAATTCATGCAGATTGACTCAGGTAGGTGGGGCACAGATGCATTGAAGTCTTTACAACCTGATAACAATTATTCTGAGGTTGATGGCGTTTCAGTGAGAAAGTACGTATAGACGCATAATTTTATAAATAATTTCAGTCTAAAAAGAAGGACCCATAGGGAGTTAGAATGGCATTAAGACTTGCATCTCCAGGTATTTCAGTTAGAGAGGTAGACCTCACAAGGGGAGGAGTGGATTTCACTCTGAATGTTGTTGGTGGTTTAGCTGCTCCCTTTGCAAAGGGACCTTGTAACGAAATTACCAGAGTAAATAATGAGAATGAATTAGTTGAAATATTTGGTAAACCAGGAGTGGGTACCACAGATTATCACTACGAAACGTGGTATGCAGCATCCAATTTCTTATCATACGGTGGTAAGTTAGATATAGTAAGATGCGTGGGTGGTGACCTAAACACAGCAAACGCTGCTGTTGGTTTAGCAAACACTACTCTTCTCTTAGAAGGATTAGAGGATTACAACAATAACCAAGCAGATGATACCAACTGGTATTTTGCTGCTAAAAATCCAGGTAACTGGTCAGAAAATATAAAGGTAGCAATCATTGATAATGCTGCTGACCAAACCATAACACCAACACTAGAGACAGGTACAATCGCTGCCACTAAGGTTGGATTCGGTGTAACACAGGCACTAACAGGAGTCACAGTTGGAGTTGGTACAACTGCTGCTGCAACAGGTATCCTAAAGGGTGTAGTTACTGGTAAAACAGCAACAACCATTGATGTCAAGGTTGTAAGCACAGTCATCGATGGTTCAGAAACATTAGTTGACTATCAGCAGAACTCACAGTTTGAGTTCAAGACAGGCACGATGTTGAACATCGTGAACAACTCAGGAACAACTGTAGGTAAGAGTTCAACAATCACATCTGCTGATTGGTACAATGCTCAGAACATACTTACAAGTGTGGCAGACGGTGGTTCAGATTTTACTACTCTCAAGTGGAGAGCAGTTCTCAACAAACCAAAAACAAATAATTATGTATCCAGAAGAGACGGAGCAAATGATGCTCTCCACGTTGTTGTTATTGATGCTGGCGGTGGAGTCACTGGAGATGTCGGATCAGTTTTGGAAAAGTTTGCAAACTTATCTAAAGCCAAAGACGGAGTAGCATCTGGTAATGAGTCAGTATACTACAAAGATTTCCTAGCAAACAACTCAGAGTACATATTCTCTGGTGCTCACGTAACTAACGCAGATGATTCACATCACGGTACACTCGTGTTACCAGGCGGTATAACTGGATTTACATCCATTACTGCTGCTGAAGGATCATGGGGACAGGATGCTAAGAATATCAAGTTCAGTTCTATCGGTAACCAAGGTTACTCACTAACAGGTGGACTTGACTACACAGGAGTTGGCGTTTACAACGCACCACTAGGTGACATTCTTACATCATACGATAAGTTCTCAGACCCTGTAGATAGTGACATCAGATTCTTACTACAAGGTGGATGTTCTGGATCAAAAGAAGAAGAACAAGCAAAGGCAAATAAACTTATACAACTAGCAGAAGGAAGAAAGGACTGTGTTGCGGTGATATCACCAAACAGAGGTTCTGTGGTAAACGTCACAGACTCTGCAACTCAGTTGACTAACGTCCTATCATTCTTTGGACCTCTTACATCATCCTCATACGTGGTGTTCGACTCTGGATTCCAGTATGTGTATGATAGATTCAATAAGAAGTTTGTTTACATGCCATGTTCTGCTGACGTAGCAGGTTGCATGGTAAGAACAGATAGAGACTTCTTCCCATGGTTCTCACCTGC